GTAAGGCCGTTCAGCTCAAAATAGCCGGTGCTCTCGTTGTATTGCCCGACTGCTCTCGGAGGATTTGTGCGAGGGTCAATACACGCATTGTTCCATAAGTCGATAAAGCTCTGTGGCGGCCGTGTCAATTTGGCATCCGCGGTCTCGATAGCCGACCTCTCCGCCGCGGTAACCTCTTTGAAATCCGCGACAGTCTCATCTTCCAACAAAATCTTCTGTGTCCAGAACTGATGGAAATTCGTCGGCTTCGCCTGAGTGAAGAAATTACCCCCCCCCACATAAATTACTGATTCTCCGTTAGTTGTAATTCTTTGATTTATCATAGTTCTTAATCTGTAGCAAATGAGATATACTTTGAAGTCGCTGCTGTAAGCACTGCGGCCCATGCTGTTTTCTCGTCATCGGTCAGAGCAGCAGCGGCCTCGTTGGTCATGTCGCCCGTGAGCTTCGCGAAGACGTCGGCATGGACGGTGACAACCACCGGTTTTTCCGCCGTGATCGCCGTCGACGCATTGTCAACGAGATACTGCATTGTGGCCAATGACAGCTTGGGACAACCGCGCATACGAATATTATTGCGCAGGCCCTTTAAATTGACATCTTCAAGCAGTGCACAATCCCATATAAGATTGTCGCCAGACGTCACCTCAGAAATCTCTACAGTTCCCAGAACCGTCTTTAACTTTGAGTTACCTCTGAAAACCCATGCCAAAGATCCGCTGATGTCTACGTTTACGACTTCGAGTTTGGCGTTTCCGAAGAACATCCCATAACTTTGGGTATGTCCGCATACTTTGAATAGCGTTCTAACACTATAGACAAGGGGAGCACCGAAATAGTAACTATATCTTCTACCAATATCGGGCAGAATGTGCCCCGCGTCCGCGCCATTGATTGCGTAGATCTTCACGGCCTCTTCGTAGCTCAGCCAGAGTGTATTCAGCAGATAGGGCTTCGCCGGATCGGGAGCCTCTGAGGGCTTATATCCTCCGTCGCTTCCGGCTGCGAGATTAAACATATCGTTGAACACCGCGCGCTTCGCCGAGTCGGTGAGCGAGAGCTCGTTGTCTGCCGATAGGCTCAGATCCTCCGATACACTCAGGGCGCCTTGCTTGGAGGTTATTTCGTCATGCCATGTGGCGAACTCTGAGGCTCGCTGAGTCTCAGCCTCGGCACGTGCCGTTTCTGCACTCTGTCGGCTCTGCTCGTTGGTGGTTCTCGTCTGCTCGGCGCTTGCGCGTGAAGTCTCAGCTGATGTGCGTGTCTGCTCGTTGGAGATTCGCGTTTCCTCTGCGCTTACGCGACTCTGCTCGTTGGTGGAGCGCGTTGTCTCGTTGCTCTCTCGCGTACCCTCCGCAGTGGCGCGGGATTGTTCAGCCGATACGCGCGAAGTTTCGGCCTGAGCACGGGACTCTTCCGCTGATACGCGGGCTTGCTCGTTGGCTACGCGCTCTTTCTCGAAGTCGCGCCGGTGCGTCTCATTATTGCTTCGCGCTTCTTCACTGTAACAGCGTGTAGCCTCATGCGAAACCCTTGTATCTTCGGCGCTCTCCCTTGACGCTTCGGCACTTGCCCTTTGCGCCTCTGCGCTTTCCCTGAGCTCTTCGGCGCTGATACGCTTCGTCTCCGCGGCCTCTCTTTCCGACTCTTTCTTCTCTGCCTGGGTCTGAAATTCCTTAAGATCTTCGGCTGCTTGCGTGGCGGGTCGCTGTAGTTCGGCAATCTGCTCCGGCGTGAAGTCCTCGAAGGTGAACGGCTCTCCCTTAATGTAGGGAAGAAGCAGCTCGGCCTCTATCTCCGAAGGGAGCTCTCCCTTTTCCCTTATCAGCTCTATGCCGAGAGGCTCGGGCATCACGTTTCGCTGATAGTCGTCGGGATAAATCTCTCGCGGCAGCTCGGCGCGGAACTCGACCTTCAGCGTACCGATTCCGAGATTATGATTGTCGGCTACGATGTGTATCTGCCCTTCGTCGTCGTAACAGTTCTTGCAGACGCCGCCGAAGCATGAAGCCTTGAAGGGACTCGCCTTGCTCGAAGTCCAGAACATCGCCTCCCATCCGTAATCGGGGAAGCCAAGGTCGTGGCCCGCTCCGTCTTTCAACTTCAGGATGAAGTCGAAGTCGCTTTTGTAGTTTATTTTTGTCATGAGATTCGGCTCAAAGAAACCCACGACTTTAGCCGTGGGAAGAATTGAGCCACATTCTTTCTTTGGTTAATGATTTCTTTCAAAGATTGTCTTGCTCTCTGCATGATGATTTATCTACGTCTAAAGCCAACGCACTTTAGTCGTTGGTAGCTTACTATTTCCTGAATTTCTTTATTAGCCACGCAACGGCCACGCACAGAGCAATGACGAGGGCACCTATTGCCATCCCTCCGAAGTCCATCTTTGTCCGCTCCCATCGGCTCAGTTCGCGTTCGACGGGGTAGGGCACACTGATTTTCACGGAATCGATGGCAGACTGATACACGGTGTCGGTCAACTCTTTTACACGGTAACGGTCGCGGTATTTGGTGATCGTCACTGTGTCTCCTTTTTGAAACACAGCCACGGAGTCGCGCATTATCACGGAATCTACGCGGACTTTCGCGGAATAGATTGTGTCAGTCCGCGAAACGGCGCTCTCGACAGGGACATAAACCTTGCGGGAGCACCCGGTGGCGAGAACAAGCAGACATATAAACAGCGCTATCTGTTTCATATCTTCGAATATTCGGGGATGGCGTCGAAGCAGGGGCACTCTTTCACTCTCTCCCACGGGTCGATGATTCCGTTGTGATTGGAGTCGGTCGAAGCGATGTCGCGGTGTCCCATGATGCGGGCGTTGGAGTAGCGCGGCCTCAGCTCTTTGAGAAGTTTTATCAGCGCGGTTTTCTGAGCGGGCGTGCGGTTGTCGATGCCACGCCCCTTGCTGTCGATGCCGCCGATATAGGATATGTTGATGATATGGTCGTTGTGGCCTTTGACACCGTTGCTCGGCACTGCTTCACTGAGAGTGTTGACAATGTTGCCGTTTGGCTCTATGATATAATGGTAGCCCGGCACGCTCCAGCCCAACCCTCCGGCAGCCTTGCTGCGGGTGTGGTAGTCGACGACCTGACGGGCGCTCTGAGTCTGCGGCCCCGCCGTGCAGTGGATGACAATTGCGTCGATCCTGCGTGAGCCTTTGGGCTTGTCCCCCCATCTCATGCTCGCCCATGTCTGAGGCCCCACAATGCCGTCGGCAGTGAGGTTGTGCGACCTCTGCCATGTTTTGACAGCCCGCTCGGTCTCGGCGCCAAATTCTCCGTCGACTCTCGCGCCTGTCTTTTGCTGAACTAACCCGACCTCATTCCCTCGGTCGCCTCTTTTTATTGTTCTCATCTCGTTAGTTATTGTATTTAATTCCGCACGCAAATATAGTGAATAATAGTTGATTCTGCAATATAATATATAATATAACTTTAAGTTTCGGGCGATAATGAAAGAGGCGACACCCGTGTGAGTGCCGCCCCTAATGCTCAGATTGCCTCTTTCGGCGTTATCCTATCGATGAAGTCTGCGAATACCGAGAGCAGACCGAGTATGCGCGTGTTCTGTATTGTGAAGATACGGCTGCGCTTTATCTCGTCAGCAACCCGGTCGATTTCGTCTTTAATCTCCTGCGGCGTTGCCCCGATTCCGTCAAGAAACTCCGAGGCGGCAGTGAAGTCGTAGCTCATTGGTGTGCCTCCTTTCGTTCTTGCTCAATCAGCAGCAGTTCATCGACTGCGGATTTCGCTGCCATCTGCGCTGCGTTGATGAGTTCGGACGCAAACTGATAGTTGACCTTAATACATCTTCTCTCGACGGGCTGGTCGAGGATGCCTGCGAGCGACAGCGCCGCGTCAATCAGGTTGTAGGCCATAAAGCCAAGATTTGTTTCTTTCATTGAAGGACATTTAGAAAGATTAAACAATAAGTTAACTATACAAGAAAAGCATCGCCTTTCCCTTTGTCCTTCACCAAAGTATGGCAGTGGGCGCATTAACGCTCCACAAGGGGGTACGATGCTGTATTGTTGCCGTAGGGGTATAAAAATAACCGCCTCGGTTTTGCAAGCAGTTTAACTCACTTGCCATACTCTATGTGAAGGACACGGCAAAGTTAAACACACTTTTTGAGATTTGCAAAATTATTTTCAGCTTAATTTGTTGGCTCGCAGATGCTTCGCAATTGCTAACAATTACTTGTTAAATGTTTATGACGTGGAATATATAATTCGGGTTGAGATATTGCAAGGCAAAAAACTAAGCCTGTAACTCTGCGATATATCCTTTGCGCCACTGCTTGTGCAGGTACTCCATTACATCATCATGCTTAGTGATGAAGCCGTCCTCTATGAGTGTTGCAACCAGCCTTTCAAGCTCAAACAGCTTGCGTTGGTTGTCCTCTGTGCCATGCTCGTTGCGGATGGCTGTCTTGTGGTTGTTGAAGATACATAAGTTCAACCCCTCGGCTGTCTGACGCATCGCCTCCTTCATCTGTTCGGGCTTTACGATTTTGGAGATAGCGGACGCAAGTCGCTTATATGCCTCGCCTGCCTCGTTGCGATAACGAATCATTTGGTCGAACACGAACTTTATCACATCGTATTTGAATGACGGGGACAACCACATGGCAAAATCCACAAATAATACGGGAGACATCCATGTACCTCCGTTTTTGCCCCTGCAAGTTAAATATGGGGATTTCCCTATATTTTCTTTTTCGCGTTCTACTATCGTGTCAATAAACTCTTTGGTCGATTTGTTTGACAAGTACTCGGCGAGAATTTTCTTTTTCTCATGAGTATCATTCCACTGCTTCAAGAGAGAAGTCGCGTTGAAATACGCGTCCTTAGTTCTCTGCTCAACTTTGAATTGTCCCATTGGACGTTTCATCACTTGGTTTGTTTTCATATATGATGTATATTTGTTGCCTTACAAAAGACGCTCCCCCGAGAAGCCTATTGTAGCGGTCAACTTCAAGGGGAAGCGTCAGGAAATATCTTCACAAGCACGACCGCTACGAGGCGCTTTGTTTTTCTGAGTGCAAAGATAATAATATAATGCGATATACGCAACAAAATCTATAAATCAGCTTTAGATTTTGCGGCATCACGAATTTAAGAACGTGTTTATGCCCGTCGTCGAGCCTTTGGACTTGACAGCGCGGGAAAGTTTCTCGCAGGCGTCCGCGGCTCTACGGCATTCTATAACCGTATTCGCAGTATTCCGCGCTATAGCCTGATAGTTGTCCATCGCCTGCTGCTGCCAATCAGTCCACCCTGCCGAAGCAGTCTGAGACATAGCGGAAGCCCCGCGTGATTCTATCAGTGACACAACTCTCGCAAGGTTCTCGTCGATACGTGGAATCGGACTTGCGTAATAGAGCAATGTCTTTCCGACTGCCGTGGCAGCGTTGATCTCTTCACTTGTGGCGCTCGCTACACCTTTGGCAATGCCGCGTGTTTCTGCGTCAGCCGCATCGCGTAGCTGACCGACGTCAACCCCCGCCGCTTTCAGGGCTTCCATCGCCACTGTCATGGCATTGTCGATGTCATCGACGTAGCCCGGCACAGCCCCCATTATCTCGGCGATCTCTCGGCTGCTCAGCTCTCCGTCGGCGGCTCGTTCGTCGATCATGTCCATCAGCGGCTTAAGCATACGCTCGACAACACCCGACAAAGCCATGTTGACAACCATCGTCTTCATCATGTCGCGGAACTTCTCTTTGATAGCCTCCGCAGTGTTCCCGAAGCTCAGATAAGCGTCGAGCCATGCGTTGGCGAAGTCCTCGGCCGCTTTTTCGACTGTGGTGCCAGTTATCTTCTCCTGAAGCCCACGGTTAAGTTCCTCAATTTCGTCAGCGGTGTCGCGTGCGTGTTCGAGATATTCTTTCTCGGCCTCCTTGTCGCGCTTCTTGCCCTTGCTGCGCTCTGCTTCGGCTTGCTTCCGATATGCCTCCGCCTCAGCTTTGAGCATCCTGAGGCGTTCATTGACATTGCGCAGATAGTCCGCTCCGAAAGTTTTCTCGGCGGCTTTTTCAAGCCGCGAGTAGCTATACTCCAGAGCCTCTATCAATTCCTGCTGACGCTTGATTTCTTTGTTGGCGCGCTTTACCTTCCCCGCAGAAAAGATGTTCGCAAACCCTACAAACATTTTCGGGATGGCCGTAAGGGCTGACGAGATGACGCCAACGACATTGGCGCTCATCGCAGCCGACACGATGTCCTGTATCGCCCCCGAAACTTCGTCAAGCCCGCTCGCGATGTCGTTCCAATACTGAACGTCCTCTTCGTCGGCACCCATCGCTTCCGAGATGTCGGCTATCGCATGGGCGATGTCGCCGCCCCAATTGAGCATCTGCATAAGCTGATTCGCGCTCAGTCCTATGGCATCCTCGACTTTCTTCCAGTTTGCAGCGGTTTTTTCGGCCTCGTCTTTCTGTCGCTTGGTGTAGTCCACCATCTGCCTCGCGCCCGCTATCTGAGCCTCTGTCGCCGTCGGGTCGCTTGTTATCTTGGCAAGCTCTTCCTGAGCCTCTAAGTATTTATCGGCCCATTCCGTTGCGTCCCGGTCGGCATTTGCCCGACTCGTGTTTCCGCGCGCGTCCCCTTTTGTGCGCAGTCTTGTATATTCGCGCAAACCGTCAGCCATCACCTTGAACGGATTGCGCTTGGCAAGCTGTTCGTCGATCTCGCTCAGGCGGCTCTGCATTTCCTTAAGCTGAGTCGGGTCGAGATTGCGCCACGCCCCCTGCAAGTTTTCAAGGCGCGACTTCATGTTTTCGAGCATCCGTGTGCTTGCATGGTCAAGGTCGTCGAACATCTGAACATACATGGGCGAGTCCTTGAAAGCTTCGTATTGCAGCTTGGCGACTTCCTCCGCCTCCTTACGCCGATACCCGGCGATCAGTTCAGTCCCGATGTCTCTGCCGAGGTTGCCTTTGGCCATCTCAGCCTCGATGCGGGCGATTTCGGTGGCTGTTGTGCGGTAGACGTCCGCGAGCTTATCGCCGTAGGTCTTGGCCTTTTCAGTCGCTTTCAGCCAGCCCTCAACCATTTTAGCAGTGTCTTTCTCGGCATCGTCGGCAAACTTCGTCAGCTCTTTGGCCACATCACCGAGCGCGGCCTTGTTGGCCTCGACCCAACCGCGCAGCGCCTTTGAGTTCACACTCATGTCGGCGTTGAATACGAAGTCGGGCAGTGTAGCGCTCGTTCCATCGACCATCTTGCGCATTCGCTCGGCAATCTCCTTGTTGAGCGCGCTGCCGTTCTCCCCGAAGATGCTCGTGACAAGTCGCTTGGCCATGCCCCGGTTGCCTGTCTGACCGAGTATCTTTTCATAAAACTCCTTGGCCGTCTTGGTACGCGAGATGCGGTCGGCGAGACGTTTCAGCTCGGATTCGATTTGCTTCTGCAAGTAATCCGAATCGGCTTTGCCAATCATTGTTTTGAAGTCAAGGATTGTTTTCTCCGAGCCTTTCGGCAATCCTTTGAGAGACTGCATCACTTTCAGTATGGCATTGCGGTATTCCTGCAACGTCTTAAACTCGGTAGGGAAGCCGAAATTCAGTCCGAACTTGCCACCGAGCTTGTTCGCATAGGAAAGTACGTCTTTGAACCGCTCCTTAATGTCCGCAAGTGCTTTAGGTGAACCCTCTTTCTTTTCTAAATCATCATACTCTTTGTTTATTGTGGTAAGCGTCTGTGCGACTTCCTGCAATACCTGCAAGCGGGTGTCGGATTTAGAGCCTTTTGGGCCTTTCTTCTTTTTGCCTGTTTCGATTTCAATCTTGTCAAGGTCAGCCAAAAGTTTTTCAAGGGCGACCTTACGTTCTTGTGCTTGTTTTAACTCCTTTTCGTCCTGCGCCTGCTGCTCTTTTGTTCTTTTACCTGTTTTCTTGTTTTTGGCTATGGCATCTTGTAGCAATGCTATCGTTTTGATAACGGCTGCAACCTCATCCTTTATTCGTTTTCTATAAGTCTCAAAATCCTCCGCAGAACCCATAAGATATTGGTTCATGTTCTGTCCCGATATTTTCAACTCCTTAACAATCTGTCGCCATGTGGTCTGCCAACGAACTACAATCGCTTTACTCGGCACCATATTCTCATATTCTTTTTTCTGCGCCACCAAGTAGTTTCTGAGCGTATTAAGGATAGCAAGAATTTCGGGGTTCTTGTTGCCGAGTTTGGCAATCATGTTATCAACAGACGCGATAATTGCATCGAAGTTTATCTGCGAGACTTTACCGAGGTCATTGGAACTTATCATGTTGATGATGCTGAACCATTCCGATTTGATTCCCTCGCCCATATAGGCGAATGCTTTCTTTATATCTTCATTGTTCTGAATCTCGAAGGCAGTCTGCTTGACCCATAGATTCAGCTTCATTGCATCAAGAATATCGCCTTGCGTTTCGCGGTCTACGGGCGCACCCCCTTTGAAAGTATAGTTGGCATTTGCGACAGCATCAGACACACGCTTCTGCATATCGGCGAATTTACCGAGGTTGCCGATAGATTCGCGATACTGCTCGTTCATGCCTTTTAATTCCTCTGCTTGCTTAATATAAGCATCTGATAAATTTGCAAGCTGAGTACCTCCGTCCTTGTCTCCTAAGCCAAACAAACCGCCAGTTATATTAGTAAATTTACTATAAAATAGACGTTCTATTAATACTTCATCTTTAACACCAGCCGCTATCATAGCTTCTCGAAATGCACCCCATGTATTCTTCCCGTATTTTGGAGCAACTTTTTCAAACTCGACAAAGAATCTACCAACTTCGTTAGCTGAAACACCATAATCCAATAAGCTCTCTCTAACATATTCCTTCGCATCCTTAATTTTCGCACCGTAATACTCATATATAGTACTCTCGGCTTCCTGCCTCTGCTGTTCCGCCACATATTCCCTTATAGACTGCGTGAGCGCATCGTATTTGCCTTTCATTTTAGTAAGGTTCTCAATCGTAAGAGCCTCCTGCGGCAATATGTCGCGATATGTGCGATTCAGCTCCTGCAACGCATCTGTCTGTTCCTTGCTGCCGTTGACGGCTTTTACGGCCTTGTCAGCAAGGAACTCGAAATTGCGCACGCTCTGGTCTTGAAGCGTGGCGGTCTCGGTATATATAGACCCTAACTCTCTTTTGAGTTTGCGGAAATTTGTCAGAGCTTCATAGAATTTATATATCAGATTGGTTACAAGCATTATAGCAATACCTATACCAAGTCCCGAAGCAATGGTTTTGCCAAGCGAGACAAACCCCATTTTAAGTCTGCTCTGCGCGGTGGCGTTCTTTTGTGCGGCAATTGCGGCTGCTTCATCAGCTTTGGCTTTTGCGAGGGTTGAACGCGCTGCGTTCTGTGCCGCAACGTCTGTGCCTTCCAGAGCGGTTGCAAGTTTAGCCTCCGCTGCAATACGCTCAGCCGTAGCCGTGGCTACGCTCTTAGCAAGTGCTTTGGTCGCCATCTTCCAAGCCGCCATCGCCGCAACCGCAGGCAGAATCGAAGTTGCCGCCGTCAGACCGACTGCTTTCCAATTGCGCATCAATTCGGTGAGCATCTGAATCGCCTCTTTCATACCCTCATTGACAACACCCGTATTGCCAATCTGCTCGTACATCACAGAGGCGGCATCACCCAACTTCGCCCATAGACCGTAGAGTGTGTTCCCTTGCTTCTCCTGCATGTTGTAGAACATGCCGCCTGCTGAGGTCATGTCGGTGAACACGTCTTTCACCATGTCGAAAGATATGGCTCGTTTGGAAATCATTTCCATGACATCGGCTGCTGTAACAAGCTCTCCATTGGCTTTTGTCAGCTTGGCGGCAAGTTCTTCAACAAGTGGGATTCCTGCCTCGGTCGCCTGCCTTACCTCACTTGCGCGGAGATAGCCAGTTGCGCGGACTTGCCCGTATAAAAGCACAATGCGTTGAAAATCAACGCCTAAGCCAACTGAAACATCAGCGAGTCGTTTAGTCGTATCAAACAGTTCGTCATAGCCGATTTTGTAAGCGGCGAGCTGTTTGGTGTATTTGGTTAGGTCAAGAATTGATATGGGAGACTTCAACGCAAACTGCTTGATTTGCGAAAATATCTGCTCTCCCTTGTTGGCATCCTGCAATATCGCGCCAAGCGACACTCTCTGCAACTCAAACTGTGCAGTTACCTCACGGACATTGGTAAGGAGATTGCCGACTTGACGAATTGACCAATAAGCCGCCATGCGCTGTGTGAGGCGTGATAGATACGAACTTTGTTCGGCGAATGCCTTATTCGCATTGCGCGTCGCCGAAGTCCCTACATTTGCCGCTCTTGCTGCTTTCAGACGCGCAGCCGCCAAATTATCCTCTGCTTTGGCTGCCCTCTGTGCTGCTAAAGCGGCTTGCGCCTTTGCTCGTTGCTCGTTAAGTTGAACCTTAGATGCGTCAATAGCACCCTTTGTCGGATTTTTTGCGTACTTCTGCACTTGCTCTAATGCCTTTGCAAGAGTACGCAACTCCGAAGCCAGCTCCTTGATTGCCGATTTCGTTTCAGGAGTAATTGGTTCTATCTTCAACTGCGCAAGCCGCGTCTTTACTGCATCAAGGCTGTCAAGCTGCTTGGTGTCAAATTTCAATTTGACATTCAACGCACGTTTCTGAATAGCTTTCTCCAACTTGTCGGCATACTTGCCGTCCCACTCCTTGATTGCCGCTTCAACACCTTTTTCAAGGTCGAAAAGTATCGGAAATTGTAAGTTATCTGCCATTGTCTATCTGAACTATGCTGTAAAACATTACCGTATACCTATGACTTCTCCGCAAAAAGCCGTAACTTTACGCCAAAACTCAACTAATTTTGTCTTATGGAAAAAATTAAAGACTTCTTCAAATGGTTTAACCGTCCGGCTCAGATTCTTGAAGCAATCGGATATATTGCCGTATTTATCGGCCTCGTGTGTATGGCTTTCGGAATTATACACATTCCGTCCTGCTCTGTAGGCCCATCTGCGTCTGTCGGCTCCAACCCCCTTATGCTCCTTGTGATGGGTGCTATCTTGACCTTTGTCACCCCGCAGCTTTTCTTCGCCATTGCCAAAGTGGTAAAGGCGGCGGAAAAGTATCTCGGAGAAAAGTAAATAGCCTGTCATCTGAGTTGCCTTAAACAATTAAAGCCGAGACCGCAAAAGCGGCTTCGGCTCTAAGGCTCTCGGCTTGGTTTGAAAATCGAGTTAAATAGAAAAAGCCACACCCCTTTCGGGATATGGCTCTCGGCTCTGATTCAGTGCAAAGTTAATAAAACTCTGTCAAAACCTAAAGTTATTTTGTAGATTTTATTGCGTAATCAATAAGATTATCGTATATTTGCGGTGTGAAATCATTTCTCGTCGCAACGAAGTGAACACATAAAGATATTCTGCATCCTCGATGGCGGTCTGTTGCGACTTTAAGACTGCTGTCGGGGATGCTTCTTTTGGGACAGACCCCTATATAATAGATGGCAGAAAAATCTCTCACCCTCCAATCCTCAAATGAGGAACTGAAAGCCTACTTCGAGGCAGTATGCAGAATCGTGGACTCCAACACAAACGAGTTCCCTATCAATCTTGATGAAGTGTGGCCGCTGGCTTATTCAGAGAAAGGCAAGGCGGTTCGCGCTCTCAAAGATGGATTATAGAAGATGTTGACTATAAATCAATTACCATAAATGGCAAAACAGATACTGGCGGCTATCGTGTCAATAACTACTTCATAACGGTTTCGTGCCTTGAATATCTTATCGCACGTAAGCACCGAAACGTGTTCGAGGTATACCGCCGAGTATTCCATGCGGCGAGGAAAGGCGAATTGCGCCCTGCTATCCCACAGACATATTCCGAAGCATTGCGCCAACTTGCCGATGAAGTGGAGGCGAAAGAGAAAGCTCAGTTGCTGCTTGCGGAAAAGAGCGAGCAACTTGACGAGAGCAAGGAATGGTATTCCATAAAGCGTTGGGCGCAGATGCACCGCCGTAATTGGCGAAACTATAATTGGCGAAAACTGAAAGCCGTGTCATACGAACTCGGATATGCGGTCAAGAAAATTTTCGATGCGAATTATACAGAGGTCAACATCTATCACAGAGCGGTGTTTGAAGCCGTGTATGGTAAATAATATTGTATCTCTCATCCGAGAGAAAACTATCAGGGAGCGTACAGACCTGAATCCGTGCGCTCCCTGCGTTATTTCTTTTCCTCCGCCATCACCTCGGCCTGAAGTTCCTCCGGCGTGAGGATTTTCTTCTTCGGTCTCACGTTAAGTCCTATGCCACGAAGTTTGGCCTCCAGTTCGTCATCGCTCTTGACTGCTGTCAATGCCGCCTCCGTGCGCTCGCTCGGCTTCTCGTAGTCATAGTCGTAATAACTCTTGTCGAGAAGCATAAACGTGACGTAGTTCTCGGTGTCTAAGAACCAATAGCGTAGCCACGACCATAAGCCGAAATTGCCATATATTGCCTTTATCTTCTCGTTGTCGGTTGCCTCGGCGAACAGACTGCCTACTTGCTGTCCTCCACCTTTGTCTTCGTAGCGTCCTCCGCCGCTTGCGCCTCCGCCGCCTTCCATCTTTTCAGCGTCTCTCTTACGCCGTCGCCAATTGGCTTCATGGAAAGCGCGAGTTGATGCTTTGTATTTTCCCAATTGGCTAAAGAAAAACCCACCTCTTCATCGTTTAAGGCGGCGTTGTTGATTGTGGCGGTGTGTTCCTCGTAGCGAAGCATAAGCCTCCGCCATGTCAGAGCGAAAAGGAACGGAACATATAGAGCCTTGTTGTTAAGAAGATAGTAGGCGGCTGTCTTGGCGTGGAGCGTGTCGAGCTTGCGCTGTATCTTCTTCGCCTTGCGTAGCGGCATAGCCTCTTTCTGTTTGCCGGAGAGTGCATAGGCTTCAAGTTCGAGCGCGTGGATGCGCATACGCACCCATTTACCTATTTGTCGCACCTTGTAGGTCTTGTCCCCGACGGCTATCACTCGCGGAAATCCGTGCTTGATATGCTCCTTTGCCGCTACCATGCGGTCAAGTTCCTCGTCGGTAAGTTCCTGCGGTTTTTCTTTATCTTCGGTCATAGTGGTATGTTAAAAGGGGCGGCGGCATTGAAGCTACCGCCCCTCGGTTAGTATTGTAGCGTATCGGTTCAGTCGCTTCCTGCTTCGTCGGCGAGAGTAATCTTGTCAATCAGCATGAATGTGCCGAGCTTGCCCGCTACGTTGCAGTCCTGTGCCTTGCAGATGGCTTTAAGCACGAACAGCTTGTCCTCCATCGCCGGGCCGGTGATGATGCGGGCTTTGGGGAGGAAGATGGCTTTCTTCGCGGTGTCATTCACGATTGCCACGGGACGCTCGATAATCGGCATCGCCTCAGTGGTTGCCACTGCGGTGGCTGTTGTGCCGAAAGCACTGCCCGTGCCGAGCGAAGTAATGTCAGCGCCTTTGAGGAAGGTCTTGAACTTGTTTGCCGAGAAGTCTGCCATCTCGAAGTCGAAGCCGTAGTTACCCTTGGTGGGGTTGGAGATGATGATGTCGCCCTGTTCGTCAAGTACGTCCTCGAACGAGGGGTCTTCACCGTTCCACGAAGTCGAACCCTGGAACACCTGACCTACGTCGAAGCCGTGCTTGGTGATGGCCGCCACGCTGATGTCGCTGGCGGCGTAGTCGGTCACTTCGTCGAACACGATCATGTAGCTCTGACCGTTAAAGGTTGAGGTCGGGGTTGCTTTCGCTATTCCTGTCTTTGGCATGATAGTATGGTTTTAATTGTTATTGATTCTGTTTGAAAAATTCGTCTGTTACATGCCACTCCACGTTGAGTATCGTAGTGGAGTAGCCCGTGGTGAGATTTGTCGTTGTCGGGGTAATCACGTTGGTGGGGTCGAAAGTGAACACGAAGCCTTGCGAGACCTTGCGGTGAACGAGCGGAGCGACTTGCGAGACAATTTGCTTGACGAGCTTCTTCTTCGCCCTGTCGTCGGTCTGCGCCTTGCACCATATCGTCAGCATGAGGTTGCCTTTGAATAGTGCCGGGTCTTCCGTGAGCGACTGCGCCCCTCCGTTCCACTCCACGTCGATGAACTCGTCCGCGAGGTTCTTGTTGGGGCGTTCCTCGTCGGCATAAGTGCGTATCGTATGGCTTTGCGTCGCCGAGGTCTGCACCGTCACCTTGCCGTCAAGCAAAGCCGCGAGTGCTACGTCAGGATTGAGGTCTGCGATTGGGTTCATAGCATCGTGGGTGTTGCGGTTACTTCTGCATTAGGAATTGCTCTCAAACCTGCGAGGATGTCATTGACTGCCGTTCCGCGTATGGTCTTGAAGAAGTCCTGCCCGCGTCCGAGCGGAGAGCCTTGCGCGTCAATGTGATAGGCGTAAGGCACTGCGGAGAATACCACAAACCATACCCCTTTGGCGAAGCGTGTGCTTGCCTCGGAGATAGCTTGCTGGAGAAAGGCCGAGCCGTCAATGCCGTAGTGGTTCACTCCGTCAAAGCCGCTCTTGCCCTGCTTCTGCGCCCGTTTTGTGGGGATAAATGCCGAGATTGCTCCGTCGGCATATACCGCACACCCCGTGGCGTCATGGAGATTGGCAGTGTATTCGGGTATCAGTCCGCTGTCAATTAGTTGCACCACCTCCTGCGCTTTCTGTCTGAGTATAGACACAAGCTGCGGTTGCGCCACGTTCTTGACGAACATCTTCATGCCCTCTTTAAGGGCGTTCAGATTTTGGCTCTGATAGCCTCTTACGCTTGGATTTGCCATACCTTACTTCTCCACGCTCTGCTTAATCTCAATCTCTGTCACATAGTCGCCCGTCAGGTCAAGTTTCAAGTCGTTTACAGACTTTACAACTCCCTTGCGGATGCGCCCTGCCTCGGTGGTAACGACTATATCGTCATTGGATTCCACCGCCACGAAACGAGGAAGATACACTTTGTCGTTGTATGTCATTATCTTGTTGAAGGATTGCCCTCCGCCTTGAAAATCACACTTATCATTGTATATCTCATCGCTCACGAGGTTGTCCCACTTGTCCGTCTCGCCCGTGCTTCGGGTGATTACGCAGTGGTCGTTGTAGCTCAAATCGCTCATCGCCAACCTCCTTTCGTGCGTAGGTTCGTAGCGTCAAACATCCCTCCGCTGTCAGTCACTTCCTCGTCAACCTCCGCGCCAAGCTCCCTGCGCAACTTGTCGCCAAGTGCGCGGAAAGCCTCGCGGTCTTTGGTAGTGAGAGGGTAGCCGCCGATGGAGATTTGCCTGTTGCCGCGTTTCTCGCTCTTGGTGCCGCCCGTGATTGCCGCCGACATCGAGTAGTAGAGGGTAGAGAGGGCATAGTTCAAGCCTTTCATGTATTCCTCGTCGCTGATATAGTCCTCCACCTCGTCGGTCAGTGCGACCACGCGGAAAGGCATAGGACGTGCCTCTATTGGCGACAATGCCGCCACCTCAAGCACGTTGCCCTCTATCTGATTGCCGAGACCGTGAAAATGCCCCCTAAGCCATTTCTCTACCGTCATACTCTCTCACTGTTTAGGATTTGGTGTAGTAGGTCTTGCTGTTCTGCACGCTGGTGTCCTCGGTCAGCACATACTCGCCGCTCTCGTTCTTCTCGTAGTAGCCCTGAGTCTTGGGGTTGCCTGTCGGCGAGACTACGGGAGTGTAGGTGGCGGTTACGTTGTAGTAGTACATATCGCCGGGTCGGGTCAGTACGGGAAGTGCGGTGAACTCGGAAATCCAAGTCTGTTCGCGCTGTCGTGCGTTGTAGAAGTATTCGATGATACCACGGCCTCCGAAGATGTTGGTGTAGATAGCCTGTGCGTCCGGGCGGTAGGGGGTGACATTGAAAATGTCTGATACGATACCGCTGGGGCGCACAAGCACTACGCCTACAGGGAAGGCATCGATGGCGTCGGCGACAAACTTCTTGGAGCTGGCGTCAAGTCGGGCGGCACCTACAATGGTGGTGTCAATTAGCAGCTCGTCTGCGCCGATGGCTTCTTTAAACCACTCTTTGAGCAGTTCGTCCGACATTGACAGAAGTTTCTGCTTGCCGAGTGCCTGTGCTTTGCTGTCGTTGCTCGTTACGAGTTCAAATTCGGGACGCACAAGGTAGCCGAGTTTCTGAAGCACTTTCGGATGCTCCACTACAGTGAAGAAGGTTGAGGCGTTCATCTCCACAGTGATGTTGCGGTAGCCGTGGTGGTGGTCGTTGCGCAGGGCACGGGTCTTTTTCTTGAGAGTAAGAATCGGGTCTGCGCTTTCGACGTAGGTCACTGTGCCGTCGGAGACTGTAGTGTACCATTGCTCGGTGACAATGTTGCCGTCGGGCACGGCGCTCTTGAGAGTCAGGGCGATGCCGCTCTGGTTGTTGTCTGCGTCAAGGGTCACTTCGTGCTTGCCGAACATCTGTCCGCGCAGGAAGTTGAGACGCTGCACGTGCTGGTCGGGTATCTCTGCGAGGCTGTCATACAGACGGTTGGCGATGAAGTCGCGCACGGTGGCGTAGGGCGAGTTGCCTCCGAGTCGTGCGTTGGCGTCGGCTTTGTTGAGTTCGATTATCTGCTTGCGCATATCGTTCTCGCCGAAGTTGACTTTGACTTTCTGTCGCGGAATCTGAAATTCGTGCTTCTTAATCTCAACTTCTTTGCCGCGTGCGAGGGGTTCGGAGTTGGGGTCTACGATGGTGGCCATCGTCTTGATTACACCAGTGCTTTCGAGGAACTCCGCCGTGAAGTCGGCCTGTGCGGGGGCATACTGACAGCCCGCGATGTTGAGATCCTGTGTCTCGCGTCCTTTCAGACCAGAGTTATACCACATCTGAAAGGTCTTTGCCGAGTTGATGCCCAGCGTTGTGAACATCGACTCTAATCCTAAAAATCTTGCATCCATGTTATACCTCCTTTACGAATGTGATGCCGGGCAGCTTTGCCTGCTGTGCGGTTGTTACTGTTGCTTTGGTGCGTGATACGAGGAACACGCCTTTGGTGACGATGGTAAGGGTGCAGCAGTCTGCGCCCATAACCGCGTCTTCATAGGTCAGTCCGATGGGGTTGGCGCCGTTGATGGTCGCCGCGCCGCCGGGCTTCTCTACGCTTACAGGGGTGCCTGCCGGAATAGTGTTGCCTTCCTTGTTGGTGGAGCTTTTAGTAAGCACACCGCCGCCGGGGAAGAACTCATCGGTTCTGTCCCACACGTTGATGCGCTCTACGCCTGTCACGTCAGTCACCTTGTAGCCGAATGAATTTCCGTAATTGCTCATCTTGCTTTCGGGTTTAGGTTAGTTAATCGGGTTGTTTTTCTCCGGCAACTTTGTCCTTGTAGAGTTCGGTGAAGTAGTCGCTGTCAAACGAGTCATCACCTTTCGCCGCTCCGTCGCTCTCAAAGGGCTTGGTAGTGTCTACGCCTTTCTTGCTCACGGCTTTGTTAAATTTCTCGGTGAACTTTGCTTTAAGCTCGTCCGCTGTCCATTTCTTGCCGCTCACCTCGTAGAGCTCCATTACCCGCTCGTAAGCGTCTGCACTCTCATCGGGGTAGCCTTTGGCGTAGTCCCATGTGTTGCGCAGCTCATCAAGAGCCGCCACTGCGGATTTCTGTGCATTAGCGGTCTCAAACGCGGTCAGCTTCTCCTGCAAAGGGTTGATAGCTGCCGCAACCGCTTTTGCTACGATGTCCGCAATGTCGGGAGTGTTGGGCTTCGGCTCGGGCTTCGGTTCGGGATTGTTGTTGCCGTTGTCAGAGGGTTTCGGAGCAGGCTCGTTCTTGGCTTCCGCCGCCCGAAGTCTGTCGTTCACGCTCTGATACGATTTGAGCAGATTGAGTGTGTTTTCGCTGTTGACGAAGCCCTCAATCGCACTCTCGTCTGTGATGAGAGTTTCTACGGAAGCGGCTACCCTCTCGAATACCTCGTCACCAATACCCAGCTGTAACTGCCCGAGTTCCTTATTCGCCCTCGTTCCGTACTTCTGTTTAAGTGCTTCCTTGATTTTCTGCTTCATTTTGAAGTGCTTATCGGTTAATAAAAAAAGAGCCGACCAACGCTTTTACACGTTAATCGGCTCTATGGCTCTTATTCTGAATTTATATGTTACCTGTCAAGGCTTATGCTCTCAATCGGTATGCGTATCTCTTTACGACATCGCTTGCACCAAACATATAAGTCTCCTTTACCTCTCACATCTTCATATTTGAATAGCAAGGGCTGTTTTCGACCGAGTTCTTTGCATCGAGGGCATAACACTTCTTCCTTCACGCTGCAAATATAATATCATTTAGCAAATTATGCAAGCAAACCTAAAGTTTTATTGCAGATTTTTATTATCTTTGCACCATAATCAGAGCCGCAGAGCCACTTGACCCCATCGGGACAGGTGGCTTTCGCGGTTTTAAGCATTTATGGCGTTCAGAATAATCGACAAATCGCTCCGTTTCGACATTGCGCTTTACCCGAAAGTTGAGCGCAAACTGCCTACGGTCTCAGACAAAGGCTGGGACAAGGTAGGAGGCTTTACTTTACGCGACAAAGAAACCTATGGAGTGTACGCCGACTATATGCCCCAGCCGGGATTGCAAGAAAATCTTTGCGCCTGCGAATGTAATCTGATTTTCGTTTGTGGCGCCGCAACATCGGGCAAGGCACAGCCCTATGACGCGAAGGTGCTTACCCCCAACGGATTTGTCGAGATGGGGTCGTTAAAAGTTGGCGATACCATAACAGGCTCGGAAGGGAAGCCACAGAAAGTGTTAAAAATATTTGAGCAAGGCGTTAGGAATATATGCCAGATAGATTTTGCTGACGGAGGTTGGGTTGAATGCGATTACAACCACCTTTGGGCGATCACTGCTACATTCACGAAAAAGAAGAAGCAGGAGATGGTTGTTGATACTCGCACACTTATAGGTATGATGAATGCGCGTGATGGCGGATATGGGTGCGTGAGAAATATTTACATGCCCTTAGTTGGTGCGGTGGAATATAACCAACCTAATGACGACCTCCCTATTAACCCCTATGTACTCGGAGTTATAATAGGTGACGGTTGCACGAGGACAAAGACCTCAAAACCCCGTATATCAACACCCGACATAGAGATTATCGATAAAATAATCTCTATTGGATATGAAATGCGACAATTACCCTCAGACGCTATGGAATGGCAATTTGAGGATAGAGACATAATCGAGAAGTTGAAGGAGCTTGGTTTATGGGATTGTCTAAGTTATGACAAGTTTATTCCAAAACAATATCTTACTTCGAGCATAGAGAACCGCATGGAACTTCTACGCGGACTTATGGATACGGATGGGAGCGCGAGCGGTCATTCAAGCGCGGAGTTTTCAACGTCAAGCGTAAGGCTTGCCAACGATGTAAGAGAGCTTGTGTTTTCACTTGGCGGCTACTGCAATACTATTTCTCGTATTCCGAAATATACTTATAATGGAGAATTGAGAAACGGGCATTTATCTCACAGGCTATATGTGTCATTCCAAAATCAGTCTGAGATTTTCCACATAAGAAAAAAGAAAGATAGGTGTAAGACTCAGAGAAATCCCAACTATCTGAACGGTAGAAGGGTCGAGAAAATCAGCGATGCAGGGAAGAAACAATGCAGATGTATTCTTGTCAGCAATCCCGACCACCTGTATGTGACTGACGATTTTATTGTTACTCATAATACCTATGCCATGTATCTCAAGTCGCTGTACGGCATAACGTACCCCGGTTTCACCGCAACTCTGTTCTCATACCGCGAAAAGGATTCTCAGAAAGGCTCGTCTATCTTCCGCGACGGTGTGGAGGTTCTTGGCAATTTCGCCAACTGCGACTATGTTTCTTCGGGCAATATCGGTTTCCGCTATCCTCAGTACAACTCGCAGTTGCAGCTCGCCAACTTCAACTACAATGTTGACAACCCCTCGGACTGGAGCGACTTCAAAGAGGATATGAAGAAACGCCAGTCGTCGCTAAATATGGTTGACGAGTGTACCAAGATGAAAGAGAAGGCGTTTCTCTATCTTTTCTCGCGCAACCGCGACTCATCGGGTATGACGCCGCAGACCATCGCATCATTCAACCCCGAATACGAGCACTTCACTTGCGAGGTGCTGAATGATGCAGGGTATATGGAGCAGGTTGGCAATTCGCTCGCCGTCCGCAAGGATATGGAGGGGAAGATACGCTATTTCTTCTTAAAGGGCAAAACGTTCAAAACCGCTGTTTGGGGAGATACCCCCGAGGAAGTAATCAAGGCGGCGGGCATTACAATTACCGATGAGGAACGTGCCGCCGGCATGACCGAGGCTTCACTTTGTAAATCGTTTACGGTATTTACGGGCGAGGCAGCGGGCAACAGAAAACTCATTGCGGCTACGGGCGGTCAGTCTGTCGCAAACCTTTCGGCTTCGGGCGATGCCGACGTACTGCGTAGCGGGCTGTTTACGCCACGCGATGAGGATGTCAACAATGTAACGCGGGCTATGATTCACGCTCTTTGGGGGAATCCCGTCGGCGATGACCTCAATATGTATGCCACTTTCGACGTAGGCGGCGGCAAAGGCGACTCAGCTCCGCTTGTCATTTGGCGCGGCTTGCAGATGATAGCTATTGAGTATTTCACGGGCGAGCCTACCGAGCTTGCCGGGTGGATAAAGTCTAACCTTAATCGTTACGGCGTACCCGTCGAGCACTTCGCGTACGATGGAACGGGCTTCGGATATTGGCTGCAAGGATTGACAAATGGCATCTCCGTAACCGCCAACAAGCGCCCTTTGCAGGAGTATGACGAACATGGCAATCCCGTGACGGTTGATGAATTTTTCAACTGTCGCTCCCAACTTCTCGGAAAACTCGAAGTCGCGCTCAAACGCGGAGATATTTCCTGTGTGATAGATAAGAACAAGCCTGTAAAGTTTGGCACTAAAAACGAAACGCGCCGCTTTATTGACGTGCTTACCGACGGCATGGCGCTGTTCTCGACTACCAAGAAAAACGGTAAGACCTACTACAAGACCAAAGAGGAATTTAAGGCTCGCTATAAATATTCGCCGGGCGAACTCGATGCCATGTCACTCCGCATGGTATTTGAGCTCGACACACGCGAGAGGAAGCAGCCCTCCAAAAGAGTACCCGACAACGCTTATTACAACTTGGTAAACCGTCCGCGCATAGTCAATCCGTGGCGACGATTCAGATAACAACAGATACGAGATTCAATGGAAACGTTAAGTCATAAAACAAAGAAAGGAAGCCACTTACATAGTAACTTCCTTTGTCATGTCAAAGAATTTTCGTATCTTTGTAGTGCTAATAAAAACATACTAAACTCAAAGATTATGACAGACAAAGGTAGCCATAATTGTGCAAATACGCAAATAGAAAACCTCGATGGTGAGGTATGGAAAGATGTAGTGGGTTACGAGGGTTTGTATCAGGTCTCTAATATGGGGCGTGTAAAATCAGTCAAACGTGTTGTAAACTCTACAAATCCAAAACAAAGTTGGAAAACCATTAATGAACGCATCCTCAAACCGAGTTCCTATGGAAAGCCGCCAAAATGCGGAGGGATAAGGCATCTTGATGTCGTGCTTTATCGTAAAGGCAAGCAAAAAACAGAAAAAGTCCATCGCCTTGTCGCTATGGCATTTATCCCGAATCCGAATAATTATCCAATCATTAACCACAAAGACGAGAATCCGAGCAACAACTGCGCAGATAACTTGGAGTGGTGTACACACCAATATAATTCAAATTATGGAACAAGAAAAGAGCGTTGGCTTAAAAGTTTCCCCACAACGCCCGTATTACAATACTCCATACAAGGGAGGCTTATCGCTCAATTCAAATCAGTTGCAGATGCCGCAGCTTCTGTAAATGTTAGCTCGTCTTTAATATATAAAGTATGTTCGGGCAATGAGTGTCATCAAGTTGCAGGTTATGTATGGCGTTTTGCAAATCCCAAACCCCAGCATATTGCTCGCATTGAAGCCCTGCGTCAGTATAAATTATCCACATCTGTTGTGCAGCTAACAATTCAAGGGGAGATTGTTGCTATACATGATAGTTTTTCAAAGGCTGCAAAATCTGTCGGCTTGAAATACTCAACCCCAATACATAATGTGGTTTCAGGAAAAGCTAAAACCAGCTGTGGATTCAAATGGATGCGATATTCTGATTATTTATCCCAAAATGATATAGAACGATGAAAACGCCCTTTAGAGTACAAGAACTTTTACAAAAACAGTATTGGCGGCGCAGGATAAATCCCGATGCCGTTGATAAGCATACGCCCGTCGGGGCGCAGTATTATCAGCAATCCGCCATGTCGTTTGATGATGGCTGTTATATGTTGCTGACCCAAGAGGATTTCTGCCGCGAGAATGACCCCTTGGCGCACGACATCAACAGCAAATACATGAGCCTTAGACCGATTTACGAGGTGCGCAAAAAGCTGGATGATGAGGGCAATGCCGCTCTTGACGAAGAGGGTAAGCCGATAAACGAATGGCACATTGTCGATTTTGAACCTGTGGAAACGGTGCGTTTCGGTTTGCAGAAGCGAATCAACACCTCAAAGGCGGCGTTTATGGCGGGCAACGGCTTTTGGGTGTGCCATGAGGACAAAGACCACGAACTCGGCGAAAAACTCAACTCATGGAAAGACAGCGCGGGGCTTGATACGGCTTGGCAGGAGTTGGTGAAGTCCTGCTACCTCACGGGCGATGGCGCGATTTATCAGTACGTTCACAACGGGCAGCTACGGTATGAGGTTTTCAGCTATCTCAAAGGAGATATTCTGTTTCCCGACTATGACGAGAATCGCAATCCCGTGCTGACCCGTCTTTACACTCTCCGAGGTAGGCGCGCCGTGGATATTTTCACGACCGAGCGTGTGCAGACATGGATTGAGGGCGACAAAGAAAGCGACAAAGACGCATCGTGGTTCATGCGTTTTTCAGGCTGGTTTGCAAAAGGTCTTAAATGGGATTCAGCAAAAACGAGCGAAGACGGCTGGCGTTGCCTTGCCGACAATCCGACGCAAACGCCCGTAGGCATCAATCCTTGCACCTATTTCAGAGTGCCCGACATTCCCTCGGGCATCGCCAATCAGGAAATAGGCACACTTGAAAAGGCTTGCTCGTTTGTAGCCGACGGTGTGCGCGCCAACTCGCAGGCTCCGCTATTTGTCAAGGCAACCGACATCGACAATCTGCCGCGCACCGATTCGACGGGTAAGGTTATCGGTGTGAAAGGCGCGGTAGAAGAACTTAAAGCCGCAGATGCAAAGTTCTTGACACCTCCAAACCTCTCTGACATCGCAACCATAGACATAGCCAATAAACAGAGGTCTATCCGCGAGTCCACGATGAGCGTCGATATTTCTCCCGAAATATTCCGTGCGGCCGATCCGTCGTCAGCGGCAATCAAACTCCTTTTTACCGATACTATCATTTGGTGCAAGAACGAGTTTGTGCATCTTTATCCCTCGCTCGTCAGCCTCATAGATGTATTTAAGGCTCTTGTGGCAAAGATTGAGGGTAACAGTAAGATTGCGACCATGCGGACTTCGTGCGGTTGTGATTTTTGGATTCCGCAGAACGATAGTGAGGTGTTGAAGCGCGAACTTGATATGGTAGCTTATCGCCTCAAGTCGCGCAAATCAGCAATGTCTGACGCAGGGAACAGCCATGTAGAGGACTACGAGCAGATTATAAAAGAATGGAAAGAGGAACTTGACATCAAGGCCCGAATCCCCGCAGAGGCTAAAGCACAAGTTGAAAAGGAATACGGCGAACCGCAAGAGATAATTGAGGTTGAGGAAGATGATAACGGAGCGAAGCCGAAAATTGACAACAACGCAAAAGGGAAGTCGATAACAGAATAAAAGCCCTATGGACGCACTATATCAAATTCTCACATTTGTGTTCGGCGGCACATCGGTCGTTGGCACAATACTCTCTGTGATATGGTGGAAGCAGACCAAACGCCTCAAAGAGGCCGAGGTGAAGCAGAAAGAAGCCGAGGCGGACAAAACGCAGGCAGACGCCGACGATGCCGAAGTTACGAGGCTGCTTGCACAGGTAGACCATCAGCAGAAAACAATAGAGAATCTGCTGACCCTCAATAGCAACCTCACTGAAAGGCTCTCAAAACTCAACGCCACGGTCGATAAGCACATTAATCGCAATCGCGAGTTGTCAGACCGTTTGTATCAGAGCGAGACCGAACAAAACCGCCTGAATGAGCGAATCATTGCGCTGACCAAAGAATGCAACAATGAGCGCAGCATGAAAGAACACTACAAGATGTGGCATTGCCGCAAATCGGGGTGCGAAGACCGTATTCCCCCGAATGAGAAGCTGAAAGGGCTAAAGTATGAACCGCCCATGCGGACAGTAAAATAGCCCCTGCAACCTCTGAGCCACTTCGCCCTCTCAGTTGCTCAATAGCATCTTTCACGAGATCCATTATGCTTCGACCCATATAGCTAATGCCCTCGGCTGGGACTTGATGGGCGAGGAAGCCTGCTATCTGTCGGGCGAGATAGGACAACAGATATATCCCGTTGTGAGCCACTACCTCTGCGAGAATTGCCGACACAAATAGCGAGAGACGGCCTCGAAAGACCGCCTCTTTTTTAACACCGCCGTAGTATGCCGTAGCCTCGGCGGTTTGTTGTCGCAAACTTACTGAATTTTTGCGATAGTTAGAGTTTCTATCTCTGTTTTTATCGCCCCTATATGACGTTGCGTGGCCTTGTCTACGCTTGCCAATTCTTTTATTCTGCGAATACCATGAATGACCGTAGGATGACTGCGGCTGAGGACTTGGGCGATTTTATTTGTCGAATATCCCAGACAATCATGCAAAATCAACATAACCACCTGACGCGCTTCTGCAACTTCTGCGGTGCGATTTTTGGATTTTATCAGCGAAGTATTTAGCCCGTATTCGCTTGCTACAACGTCAATGACAAACTCTGCTCCCATAATCATACATGGCTAAAATGGGAGTCCCCCATCTTCTTGCGATGCTGTCTGCGGTTTAGCTGCCGGTTGCGGATAAGCCGCCTGCCAATCCTGCTGTACGGGCTGTGATGGCTGTGCCGGAGCTTGCTGTGTGGTTTCCCACTTCCAGCAGTTCACACTTGTGTACCACCGACCATTGAACTCCCGCGATTCCACTTCGATATGAAATGTGCCCTCGGTGCCAACAGGCAACGCACCGAAACTGTCGGCATTTTTCATATTGTCAAGGGCTACCTTTTTCGGGTATTGGTCTCCGTACTCAATTACCACCGTGGCTTTAGCCCAATTCTTTCCTGCTTTCGACGTGCCGTTCTGCACGCCTAAATTCGCTACTACTTTACCTTTAATTTCCATTTTCGTTCTCTTTGTTTGAATTGTTAAACTTATACTCTTTCTTCGGTGCGAAGCCTAAAATCTGCTTCGGGGCAATTTCATCCACCTCGCGAATCTTATCCGCCGTGCAGACGATGTAACGCGTCTTGAACAGCCCCTTGCGGTACGCCTTGACGAAGCCGACTCTGTGGAATTTCTTTTTGCCATCGCGATAGACATAATATTCTACGCGGGAATTTAGCTCATAAACTTGTTTCATTGCTGTTTATTGTTGGTTTATGTTGGTTAATTCTCTATTTCTCCTTTCAAAATCTGTTCAAGTTTTACATCGTTCTTGCTGTCAAGTTCATCTATCACTTCTTGCGGAACGTCAAGCAACTTGCAGGGGTCGTATATGAAGCCATGCTCCTCTGCATAAGCCCTCGCCCGACAATAAGAGCAATCATCGAACACGCGCCCCTTCAATACCTGCGTTTCTACAAACGCACGATACCGACATTCAGACTTGCATTTAGTGGGAAGGAAACGAACCGGTTTAATTACCTGTTCCTCCGCATCATCTGCTACAATAGAGAGTTTTTTCGCCATATCCACGGCAATTTTCAGCGTGTCGGGGTCTAACTCATCATCACCCTCTATCAGCCTTATAACCTTATTGTAGAGCGCGACACGAGCATTGTCCTTTCGTGCATCGTCTATGATTGCCGAGGTCTCAGATTTGGGCTGCTCCTTTTTGTTCAGAAACTCTTTCAGATAAGCGGCGTAACTATCCGCGTATTCGCGGTTTTTAGAGTAATTGAAAAACTGCGTGCAAGCTGCACGTCCCGTCTTGTTCAATTTGCCCGAGCTGTCTAAAAATTCAGGATGCCATAATGCGAAAGCCTTTTGGTTGGGAATAGAAAAGGCGATGGCATAGGAGAGCATATCCTTGTCTGAAGCAGGGATTTTGCTTGTATCGGGAATCGGCCTGTTCGGTAAGAGCCTTTCTGTTTCTGCCATATCCAAACTTCCTATTGTTTATTTACTCCTTGTTTCGTAGCCATATACGGCGATAGCGATAGCGTCAGACACGGCGAGCGTTATCTTCTTCTGTTGAGGAAATCTCTGTTGCGACCACGCCTTGATGCGATTCTTGTGGCTCGTTTTACTCTCGCCTTTCTTGCCGGAGAGATTAAAGTGTTTCTGCCATTTTGCAGGACTTATTTTAACGGTGGATATGCCGAGTGCAAGCAACGCCATTTCCAAATGTCCGTTATGCCGTGCGAATGTCGCGGTAGCCTTGCTTGACTGCCCCGGCATACCGTTGCCTACATCTTCAAGATAGCACACTGAGCAATCATTCCAATTTTTCAGATAGTTCAGAATATCCATAGGAGTAGACGGCATTTTGACACACTCCATCACTTCACCACTCGTTCCATCAAGGATAGCGAAACCTCCATTACCGCCGGGGTCGCATCCGATTATGTAGTCTCTCATACTCATTTCTTGTTTAAGTTCATAATATTTTCGGCAGTAAGCGACTTGTCAAGCACATCCTCAAAACAAATACCCTCATTGCCGTCCTTAAACATTATATCTATATCTATTCTTGGCGATTTATCCGTGTCGAAATAATTATTCCAACCCACGTTTATCACCGCGTTATGTTTGCGAAGCACAGCCGCTAAATCCGAGAGAAAATCGGTCGTGTTATCTATCAGCTCTAAGTTGTTGGCGCAGATGAAATGCTCTGTCATTTTGCCGTTCTCTGCGTTTGTCATTCTTACACAACAAAAACCTCTATTTGTTTCTCCGCTTGTAACTTCGCCTGCACAGTCCTTTTCAAAGGTTATGTAGTCAAAGCATACGGTTCTTCTCATACGGACTTTATCGCCTTTCTTTAATCTCTTCTCCATCGCTTGTTTGAAATCATTCTAAATTATCCGTTACCTCCACAATGATGCAACTCTCATGGTCAATACCAGCGGCACCTATCCCCTCGACGACAGCCCACGCCTCCCACTTCTCCACCAGCTTGGCGATTGTCATGTTTTCGCCATAGATACTGCGAAGCATAAAGGTAAACTCTGGCGAGTTGATGCGGAAACGGCAGATGTTGGTGATCACTCGCTTGTCTTTTCGCCATGATGTTTGAAATTGCACCACGTCGCCGATTTTCGCAGTTTGCAATGCTTGGTTACAATAGAGTCCCACGGGAATCGGGACTTGCGCAACACTCCGCGACTTCGGTGCAGCACACTGTATTTTAATAGGTTTAGCCATATTTCAGTCCTGTATTTAAGAAATCCACGTCAATAGTTATTGTTTTATTTTTATTGTAATGTGGCTTCAATTTTTTTATTAGACAACCGCTCGTTACCCATAATCCTCCTATATCGGCTACAATTCATAATAGCGATATTTATATCCAGCCCTTCCCTCAGCCATTTCAAAACAGTGCCATAATATAAACCCAGTTCGACACTCACCTCATGTGGAGTCATTTCTCTGCCCTTCCACCAAACATGATTATTTTTGCGTGTATTGTTGGCTTGCTGTATTCTTGTCGCCCAACGGCAATTTTCTGGAGTGTAATCGCCATTTACATCTATTCGGTCTATCGAATACTCTTTGCCGGGACGCTCGCCCATGTCTTTGACGAAATTTTCAAAGCCGTGGTTTGCTTTAAGCCATCGGTCGCATACTTTAATACCTCGGCCACCATAGTTACGATACGCAGTATTTTTGGCATTATAGCAACGCGCCATAAGGCCCTTCCAAATAATATATAATGGATTCTTATAGTTGGCGCCGTGTTGCTCAAAATAATCAGAGCTTACGCTAATGCGATTTTTCACATGATTATTCTTCATGTTATTAACGCGATTCTCATGCTCCATACATCCACACGATTTTGTCCCTCCTGTAATCAGACATTGATAGCGAACAATACTTTCGTTTCCGCAGTCACACTTGCATTTCCACCATGAATGTCCGCGTTTTCTACCTACATACTCCAATACTTCCAACTTTCCGAATCTGCGACCTGTCAAGTCAATTATTTTATTTTTATCCTCACACACGCGGCACATCTTCGTTACGCCGATATAATATGCTGGCTTAACATACCTTCTTCCGCACTTACACTGCACTTCATACCTATGCGCCCCGTTTATATGGCCGAGGTCGCTTAACACGGTAAAACCTTCATACGTTTCGCCTACGATAATATCTTTTACTTTCATAAGAAAAGTGTCACTCCCGACCGAATAGAGCTACCACACATCTAAACAATCGGGAGTGAACTTGAAAATATCGTTCAAGTGGTGGTAGTCACTCGTTTATCTCACTGCAAAGATACAAAATATTTTCTAAAATCTAAAGTGATATTATAGATTTTGTTTGACAAATATTTAATTTACTGCACTTCTCTCTTTCGGCGTCGGGTGCTGTATCTTTATCGGTCTGCTCATTTATTCATTATTCGTTTATACATTTCCAACTGACCTTTCGGCACGAAAACTTTCTCAATACGGCTCAAAGAGTTGTTTGTCGCCGAGAACGTGCTTTTGCGCTCAAACTCCGCTATGCAGACAAATCTATCCTCCGGCATCCAATACTCGCTTATAAGCACGAGTGCCGCCTGCTTCTCACACCAATCGTAGAAGGCTTCGTGGTCGAACTCCATGCCGTAGCCCCCTGTATCTTTATACGGAGGGTCACAGTAAATCACACTGTCGGGCAGCATCTCCACGTCCCTATAATCGCCTATGATAGTAGTCAGCTTTGCACTCATGGAATTATCTCCCCCCCCCGCCCGATTTTCAGAGAGTTGGATGCTTCCAAGTGCTGCAATCTTTGCGGTTCGCTCATAACTTTCAAAATCACTTAATCACATTTGTTATCTGTTTTACTTGCTCGCAACGCTCGTGCGTCTGCAAACGTTCATATTGACCGAGCCAATCCTTTGTTTCGCTTCCTCCGCCTGATTGTCTGTCAGAAATCGTAGGGGGGCAATTGATTCTGCTCGTTCAGCGGACTCACATCTGAATCTGTCCTGCCCCCCCCGTGTCAGAAGTCCCAGCTTCTCCATCTCACGGATAACCGTCTTGAATTTCAGCCTCCGCTCGTTTGGGGTGGCGGCATACAGCATTTCATGCACAGCCTTCTTGTATGGCTCAATCTCACGCGAATAGAGATAACCCCGTTGATTATTGCCAAAACTCCACACGATACGCACATAGGGGTCGCTGTCTTTCAGCCTAAAGAAGTCCTCACGGCTTATCCATCTGCTTTCGTTTTCATATTTGCCATTAAGAGCATCTTCAAAGAGCGTTACACTGTCGGAAATATCGTTTGCGTGTATCTCCTTGAACTTGCCCGACAATAGTGCCGCATGAGTGATAGCGCAACCCCCTGCGAAAATATCGTAAAGATGCGTAGCAGGAGGCAATAAAGCCACTATGCGCTCCGCCAATTTGCTCTTTGAACCTTGATATGGTAGTCCGTATTTCTTTGCCATACTCAATCCTTGTTAGTAATTAGGGCGAGACCTACGGCTCGAATATACCAATCAAATTGCATCGGCTTCATCGCACCGAGCTTGTTCGCCTCGTAGGGTGTTTTGCTCTCCCATACCGCATTGTCGCGCCGTTGAAGGTCGAAACAACACAACTGAATTTCGTCTATGTACCGTCTGTTATTCACGTTCTGAAAGCCTTTGGCTGTCAAAAACACCCTCGTTTTCTCTTGAAAAAGCGCATAATCGAACTGCCGTCTGTTATCCACATAGTCGCGCACACCTTTCGTGTAAAAGGCTTGCGACACGGGGATAAACGCGCCGAGGTAGTTCTGATTAGGTCGGCTTCCGATAAGCGAGAAATAACGCGTCATCGCTCCGTTCCAGCTCGTCATTCGCGCCTGCGCCATAAGCCGAAGCGTCCACTCTTTCCAGCTCATCGTAATGCCCTCATCGTTCAGAAAGCCGTACACGCCAGTCTGCGACACCTTGTCGAGAAATTCCCTCGCCAAACCCTCGTCACCGATGCGGTGCGCGTCCTCAACTCCCTTGCGGTAGCAAAAATCTATCAAGGAAATAGTGGAAAGGGCTACGCCTCTGTCAATGATTGGTCGGTTCTTATTCGCCATTGTCCTTTTCGGTCAATACCTCTTTCATCATTTCTCTATCCGCTTCTCTTTTCTCTTTCAGCTCTTTCTTGCTCATGCCCTGCTCGGAGGCAATATCCTCCATTAAGGCGGCACTCGCCATGTCTTGTTCGGGGGTAACGGCTTTCGCTTTCTCCGCTCCCTCGGCTTCCTTGCGTTTCTGCCATTCCACAATAGCTTTCTGCACTCCGCTTGTCAGTTCTTGGTCTTGCGTCATAGCCATTACAGGAATGAATAGAGACACAATGTAGCCCTGTAACTGGTCTATTCGTTCCTGCTTCGCGGCGGCTAAGAGGTAGCCAAAAGCATGGGTGTTGCCACCCAAACGCATATTCATAATTCCGCTCGTACTCGTTATCGAAAGGAAAGTCCGCTCGATGCTTCCCTCCTTGTAGTGGAACGTGAACTTCCACTCGCCAACCTCTTTCACGAGGTATGGCTTTCTCTGTTTCAGTTTCATATCATTTCTCTTTATTCATTTTGTCACACCTTTTCATTCTCGCGCAGTTGCAGTCGGGAGTGCAGGCAATATCCACGGCAAAGTAGTAGCCATAGATACGCTCTGCGTGGGATTGCTTATGGCAATTACCCTCAACGCCGTAGTGTCTACACGCCTTTCTGTATGCCTCGCGCTCCTTGGTCTCGGTCATTGCTCGTCAAGTTTCTTAATCTCGGCTTCAAGAGCATCAATGAAGAGTTGTAACATGAACGGTTGCATGGTGAATGTAATTCGTGTCCGTCGCCCATTGCGAGCATCTACAAATAGCTGGTATGGATAGCTTACGCTTTCGTATGGCGCACCGTTGTCGGCTTGCACTTTTTTTAATGCTTTTATAGACTCTGTTAAATCGTCATACTTCCGCAGCTTCTCGCGGTTGAAAATAAGGTCTTTAAGTTTCATATTTATTTGTTTTTCAGCCCCTCCACAACCGCTTTGGCAACCGAAACGGCATAGTCGGCGGCTTCTTTGGGGGCGTTGTATTTGTTTGCGACTTTCAAGGCAACCTCTTTGGCGAGGTCGGCTTCATAGCGTTGCCAATCCATAGCAACGTTATCAACCGTTACCTCATAGGTGTGGGATTTTTCGGGATGCAACACTCTGTCAAGTTCAGATTTTCTAAATGCTTCAAGCTCTGCCTCCTTTTGACGGATACGAGCATCTTCTTCCGCCTCCGTGTGCTCCGTTGGCTCGACCTTGCACTCAATCATATCGTCATTGATGCCGCCAATGCTTGGGTCTATATCCACTCTGTAAAAGCCATTATCCTCGACCGCTGTTATGGTTGCTTCCTTGCTCGCAAACATTACCAGCATCCATCGAAAACTTTTATCCTTTACCTTTTGAAGTTCATAGATGTTTTTGAACTTTACTCGGTCGCCTTTGTGGTACTTCGCCTCTTTCGCCTCCGCATCGACCTTGATAAGGTATTTGAGGGGGATAACTATTCCTCGATAGCCATGAGTAATAGTCGCCGCATCTCCGTCTACTGCATACACATCATACTCCACGGCTTTGTCCCAACGCCGAAGATATACTCTCAGCGCGTCCTCTCTCAAGCGCACCTTGTCGCCTACTTTGATTTCGTTGCTCATAATTTTAAAAAGGCTCAAACTTTCGCCCGGCTGTGCGAGAACCGGGGTACTTGTCCGAGCCGTTAATATCCTTTTCCGAAGCCTCGCACGCTTCATATCTGCAAATATAGTGTATTGTAGTGTATTATGCAAGTTATTCTATAATTCAGCTTTAGATTTTGTCATATAAAACGCAAGGCGCGAACTACGCCGTGGTAATCCGCGCCTCGTTATCGGCTTGCCGCTTGCGTAGCAAGAACCCGAATGTGTCTGCACATCGGCGAGTATGTCTTACAGCTCAACCGCCTTGATAGCGTTTACAAGTGCGTCCTTATCTTCCTCAAAGAATTTCATAAGGTCAAAGATTTTCTCGCTGAATCCTGCAAGGCAGTAAACGTCCTTTTCGGGAACTTGCAACGTGCCATATCCGGCAAGGTCAAGCGAGTACATCTTGCAGTCAGGATTGTATCTGCGCTTGTAGGCGTTGTATGCCGCCGAGGGCGACTCGTGTGACAATCCCCACCATCCCATCTGAGGCATCCACGCCTGCATATCCGACAAGAGGATAATGCGGTCATACTTTTTATTGGCGACATTGAAAATATCTGTGAAGTTTGTGCCGCCTCCGGCGAAACGCAGATTATCCTTGATAGTCATAAGACTATCATCGGGATTGACGTGCTTATACTGCGCTCTCTCGGCAAAGGTTATAATGTCGCAGTCGTTTGTCTTGACAAGCACCGCTGAGAACAGGGCCGCAATGTCGGCGACATTCTGCATAGACCCCGATACGTCAAGAGCGACAAGCGTCTTGCCGGGCAATTTCGGCACGTTAGAGCAAGCGATTTCGCAAGCACGGCTTATAGCTCGCATAGCATCGGTGTCGATTGCTGACAATTCTTTGTAGGCGGTGGAGAAACGGAACGGAAGCACAAGCGACTTGCGGATAGCGTTCTCGTTGAGCAGCGCCGACAACGCCGATTTCTTCAACTCCGCATCGCCGAGATTGATAATGTTGCGGAGGTTACGGAGCAGGGCGAAGTAGCCGAGCTTGTTTTCAGCAAGCAGTCTGCGCCATACCTCTTTCTTGGCATTGGCGTCAGAGCCGACAGCCGACAACTCGCTTTCCCAAGTGTCAAACGATTTCAGCTTGCCGTTAATAAGTCTTGTAATCGCTCCGGCGTTCTTCTCCGTTTCTTTCGGGTGGCAGATATTGGCTACATCGACAAGTTTAACCACGTTGCCCTCACCTCTGTATTTTGCGAGAGCGTAGCCGTCGAAGCGTCCGAATGCCTCGGCGAAGCCCTTGCGCATGGCATTGGTGATTTTTTGCTTGCGGTTGAGGTGGCAGGCGATAATATCCGTCATATCGTCGGGGCGATTGACAACGGCGTTGTAAAAGGCTTTCGCCCAGTCTTCGCCTCCGACATATTTGGCAAGTACCGAGGCGGCATAATGCGTGATTGTGCGCATACCGAACTGCTTTCGGGCAAACACTATCGCTTTTGCGCAGAAATGCTTGTCGCAAGCCGATATGAGGCTGTCAAGCGTATCGAATATGTCGGTCGCTTTCTGATAATACTTGTCGTCGCCGAATGAGGTAAGCAGGAGCGATACCAACTGCAACTCTTTCGACTCTTTGTAGGCAACGCCGCCTGCAAGGTTGGTCGTGCCGTTCTGTTTCTTTTCGTTGAAATGTGCCATATCTGTATGTATTAAAACAAAAGAGGGTCAACCGCAATGGCTAACCCTCTTAGGATTTCCGAGAAAATGAGGCAAGGTGTTTTTCGTGCTCTACCAACTGAGCTATCCGTCAACCCGAAGGTTGAGCAGACTCGGGCTCGAACCGAGGACACCGTCTTTATCAAAGAAGTAACCCTGCCAATAGCTACGGATAATATCTTAAAAAGGGAACCAAAGAAAATGAGGTCGGTGTGAGTTTCAAACCAAAATTGAAGTAACCGCGCCTCTCGCTATTGCTTCCTATGTTGCAAAGTTAAAACAAATATCCGACACCACAAAATATTACGACATAAAATCTAATCTTGTTTTATAGATTTTCGCAGGCAAAAGCCATAGCCGACCTGTAATCTCTGCTTGAAACAACCTTTCTGCAAGAGCATAGCCGACAATTCGGGGCGTTTGTGCTGTTTGCTGCCCTCGGCTTCGGCAAACGCCTTGTATTCCTCATACAGCTCCGCAAGACTGCGCCAGCAATCCTTGTCATACTCCTTGACAGCCTCGTAGTCGTTCTCCGCCCACCATCGGCGCATATTGTTGCTCCCCGCCATCACGACTTCCTGCGCTTTGGCAACTTCGGGTTTAAGCACAATGTCGCCGCCGTTCTTCACGAACTTGCGATAACCCTCCACAATCCAATGGAAGATATACATTCTCGCTTCGGGTTGCGACAGCTTGTATGTAAGCGAGGTGTCGCGATCCTCGCCGACAAAGCGGTGCTGGGTCGTATGCAACACCAGCCTGCGTCTGTGCGCCCCGAAGCTGTCATCGTCCGTCTCGGGTACGGAGTTGGCACAGCATAATAGAGGCGGTGCCTTGACCTTGATAGGTCGTTTGTCATACGGAACTCGCCCTTGAAACTCGCCTCCGCTCGCAAATGTCTTGAATCCATCGTCCGACATCTTTTTATCCTCCACATCGTCTATGAAGTTGGCTATCTTGCCCTGCAATGCCGCGATATTCACGTTGCGGTCGCTGTCCTTGAATAGCTGTCGGAGCGAGAAACACGAAAAATACTGCTCGCCGAACACATTCAGAATAGCGTTGGCGAGTACGCTCTTGCCGTTAGAGCCGGGGCCCACGAGGATGCAGGTGTACTCGGTCTTGAACCGGCTCTTATCGGCCAAAAGTGAGCCGCACCATTGCTGAAACGCGTCGGCCACTTGCCGATTGGGAATTACGCCCGGCAGTTGGTCGCCCTTGGCCTCGCCGAATATCTTTGTCTCCCATATTTTCCTCGGATTGTCGAATGTCTTGAACTTCTGTCCGCACTCTATATCAAGGTCTTTCGGGTCTTTATACTCCAAATCAAGCACAATCGCAGGGCATTGGTCTATCTTCGGAGTTACAGCCTTGAACTTTTCGAGGTCATACACAAGGTTTCTGAACGCCACATAACGCCGATTCGGACGGTAGAGATACTTGTCGCTGCTCGAAATCGTGTCAAGACAGCTCATGGCGATAGCCTTTGCAGGGTATTCGTCATTGTATTTCTCGCCCAAATCAAGCTCGATGAACGCCCTTTTGAGCAATTCCTTTAAGAATATCTCTCTGTCCTCCACACGCACGAAACAAACGCCGTTAAACGCATATATCGCGCTCTTGCTCCCGTCCGAGAGAAAGCGCTTGGTCTTGTCCTCACAGATAAGACGGCGAATGATTGTCCGCAGTCGGTCTACGCGCCACTGCAAAACCATATTGTCGTTATGCCCCGACCCTTTCAGCGTATTCTCGTATGTCTTGGTCTGCCCGTTCTTGGTCTTATACACATACGTCTCGCCGTAGAGTTTCTTATTCTCCGCCTCCATCGCAGGACAGAGCCACGACAGCAGGGTCGTATATACAGATTCTTGAACCATCATAACGGTAAATTTATTCCCAATTAATTCCGAGTTTGTCAAAAATGCCTTTAATCTCCCCTAATGATTTTTTGCCAAAATGTCTAAATTTTAGCATATCACGAATTGGTATTTGTAGCACTTCCGAAAGCGTATATAATTCCGCACTACGCAAACAATTCTTCGCCCTAATAGACATATCCAAATCCTCAATAGGAGTTGTTAAAATCCCTGCTTGTTCCGTAGTAAAATCGTTACGTTTGGTTTCATCAAGATTCGCGTCTTTGATTATCATTCGCAGACTGAGGTTTTCAGTCCGCAACCTCTGCAATTCTTTATGGAGCTTGTCTTGCTCTGTTACATATTGTTGGAAAGCATACCTCAGCCTCCGTATTGCCTTGCAGTAGATTTGCCTTACCCTTTCTGCGGTTATGTCATAGTCTTTCCCAATATCTACAAAGGTCTTGCCGCCCTCCAATACACCCAAAACGATGCCTTTTTCCCGCTCATATAGTGGGGTAAATTCAAGTCCGACACGGATAGCCTCGCAGAGTTGTTTGAATTGGTTATATTCTACACCCATACTCGTCATAAGTCCTTTGTGGTCTTTAGTTATTTTCATACTCACTCCTTTATCAGTTATCAAACCAAAATACGGCACGGCACTCGCCTCCGTCCGCCTCATAGCCTTTCATCGCACCGAGCAGTGCGAGCCATTCGGAGTAATCTCCATAAAGCTCGCCATCTTCATTCTTGAATATACGGTTTATGCAGTCCTCCATTTCAGAAGTCGTACACCAACTCGGGGTGTGCCAATCGGGGTCGCTGACATATTTCCTGCCGCCAACCTCGTAGTAAACGCTGTCTCCATTCTCCACCCACCTTTCTGCCTCGGATGCGCTGCATTGCCAATCATATTCGGCTTTATCCGCTATTCGATGCCCATAGCGCATTAGTGTTAGTTCTGTCGCGTCTTTGGGAATACCTCTGACGGGCAGATGCTCAATATCGTTGTAGTTTCTCACATCGGCTAATGCAGCGAACATCCCATAGATGCGGTCGCCCCAGCATCTGTCATAGCCGAAAATATGGCAATCTTGCCACTTGCTCTGTCCTTTGGCTTTACGTTCAAGCCTTAAATGTATATCACAGCCCATAGTTCAGCTTTTTATGAACAAAAATCAGTTGTTTCCATTGTCTTGCAAATATTTTCTCGTTAGTTGATGGAACTCTTCGGCCATCCGCTCAAACGTGGCTATGTCGCATACCGGCTCCCAATTGGAAGTAAAATCCATACGGCTGTCAGTTCCGAGTGCGGAAGCCCAAAAGTCGAATCCATAAGGTGGTGCCCCTCTGTCAAGGTATCGGGTGAAGTCCCATACTCGGAAAGCAATCTGATAACCGTAGGTCACTTCGCCGTCCTCATCCTGCTTCTTGCCAAAAGTCTTGAACCACGCCCAATCCTCCGAGGAAGTCAAAGCCGTAGTCCACTTCTTATAGCCTCGTTTTTGAAGCTCGGCCTCAATTGTTTTCAGTTGTGCTGCTGTCATTGTCTTTCTTCTCTTTGGGTTCATAGTCGAGGCAATTAGGCTTCTGGTAGCCATAGCGCACACTGAAAAGCGTATTAAGACACTTGGTGCTATTATGTGCTACACACGCTCCGTTGTTATAGTGCTTACACTCGCTCGGGGTCTGATTATTTTCCATCTTTCTCGGTTTTAGGGGTGAATTTATGGCAGATACCACACATACACCAGTTGTATATCCGGCATCTTTTATTGCCGTTGATTCCCACTTCGCAATACTTGCAGTCTGTGGGTTGGCGGTCAGTCGGGGTCGTGGATTTCCTTGTCGTTTTGAAATGCCGAGATTAAGCCATAAATGCCATAAGTCGCGAACGCGAGAAACATCGCGCCTTTGGCTATAAAGTTCCACGGTTCGGGCAGATGATCAAGCAGTCGGCTAACCATAGTGGCTACGGCGAGAGATACCATCAGCATAACGGCGATTGCAAACGCTGTCAGTAGTCTATCTTTCTTATTCATTGTTCGTTCATTTTATATCCGTTGGAGGTCAGCCATTCAATTTCTTGCACGGCACACTCTATAAGGCTGTCGGTATGCGTAAGCCCCTTGATTACTCTTGGCTTCTCCGTGCAATAGTAGCCGATGCTCCATTGTTTGCCATAGTCCATCGGAGCTATATCGAGCCAATATTCGTATTTGCCACTGTGAATTTTGAACGGCAGAAGTCCGAGCAA